ATATGTCAACTCAAATAACTACAGCTTTTGTACAACAATACAAAGCTAATGTTGAGCACCTCTTGCAACAAAAAGGTTCTCGCCTACGTCCTTACGTAAGAGTCGAATCTCAGAATGCTGAGTACGAATTTTACGATAGAATAGGTGCTACCTCTGCATTAGAGGTGACAGGTCGTCATCAAGACACTCCGCTTATCACAGTACCACACGATAGAAGACGTGTTTCTCTACGTGACTTTGATTGGGCTGAATTAATTGATAGAACCGATCGTATTAGATTATTAATCGATCCTACATCTCCATATAGCCAAAACGCAGGTTTTGCTTTAGGTAGAAAAATGGATGAGATTATTATCGAATCAGCTTTTGGAACAGTTTACACAGGTAAAACAGGTTCTAGTTCTGTAACACACCCTGCAGGTCAAGTGATCGCAGTCGACTATGTCGAAAGTGGTTCAGCAGCTAACTCTGGTCTTACAATTGGTAAACTCAGAAGAGCTAAACAAATATTAGACCAAAACGAAACAGATCCAGGTGATCCTCGTTACATCATTGTAACAGCAAAACAAATTAATGATTTGCTACAATCAACTGAAGTAACAAGTGCTGACTTCAACTCTGTTAAAGCTTTGGTACAAGGGGACGTTAATTCGTTCATGGGCTTTGAGTTCATTAGAACCGAGCTTGTTGCGACAGATGCAAACTCTCACAGAAGAGTTATTTGCTACTCTAAATCTGGTCTATTGCTTGCAGTAGGTGCGGATGTAAATGTAGACATCGGTCCAAGACGTGATAAACGTAATTCAACACAAGTATATTGCTCTGCTTCATTCGGCGCTGTTCGTATGGAAGAAGAAAAAGTACTTGAAATTAAATGTGCAGAATAAGGAGGTAACCAATGGCTGTAACAACTCAAAATTCTACAGAGTATGGTAACTCAGTTGCCGTACCTCCAACTTTTGCTCAACCAACTGAAGCTCACGGTAGAGTACGTATTATGTTCTTTACTCATGCTCAAGATGGTGCAGGAGATGCTACATCAAGTGTAGCACTAGGTAAACTACCAGGCGGTAGAGTACGCGTACTATTATCTTCATCTAACGCTTATGTAAACTGGACAACTGGTTCAGCTACATTAGATCTTGGATGGGACGCTTTTACAGCGGTTGATGGTACAACTACAGCGGCTGATCCAGATGGACTTATTGACGGTCTTAACGTGGACACAGCTGGTCAGTTCGATTTAGGATCTGGCGTTGCTGCTACAGGTGGTACACACGTATTTGAAAGCAGAGACGGAGTTATACTTCGTGCTACTTCTCAAGACGTTGCACTCGCTGATGGCGATGACCTAGTTGGCTACATCATGTATGTTGTAGACTAATAGAACGGGGGTACTTCGGTACCCCCAACCTTAGGAGCAAAAGATGGCGACAGCAGCAGCAGACGTAGATTTAGTAAACAGAGCTTTAGCACTTTTAGGTGTTGAGGCTATTACTTCATTAGCAGATACAAGTAAACCAGCGGCAACCGCTAGTGTTTTATTTGATGATACAAGAGCTTCAGTATTTAGAGCTCACCCATGGAACTGTTTAATTAAACGTGCTTCATTAGCACAAGATGTCGTAGCACCAGCTTACGGCTTTACATATAAATATGCATTACCAGCAGATTACTTAAGATTAGTAACTATAGAAAATGGTACAGAATTATTTCAAATTGAAAATGGATTTATACTTTATGATGAAGATGTTTTAAATATTAAATATGTAGCATTAGATACAGATGTTACAAAATATGATCCATTATTAAAAGATGCATTAGCAGCAAGACTTGCATACGAATTAGCACAACCTTTATTACAAAGCACTAGTGCAATGTCAGATATGTTTACACTATATGAAACTAAATTAAGAGAAGCAAGATATGTTGATGCACAAGAAAATTGTTATGATACATTAGAAGCAGATTATTGGATTGAATCAAGGCAAGGATTAAATAGACCAAACATTGAAACTCCACCAAGGAAATAACTATGGCTAAAGGTACGCCGATACAAACAAATTTTACCGGTGGTGAAATTAGTCCTAAATTACTAGGTCGAGTTGACCTAGAAAAATATACACAAAGTTGTAAGAACATAGAAAACTATATTGTGTTTCCACACGGTGGATTAACAAAAAGATCAGGCACAAGATTTATAGCTGAATGTAAAGACAGCACAAATAATAAAAGATTAATACCATTTGTATTTAGTACAACACAAGCTTATGTATTAGAGTTTGGTGATACATATATTCGTTTCTATCGTAATGAAGGTCAAGTAACATCAGGCGGTTCTGCATATGAAATATCATCACCATATGCTCATGGTGATTTAGATGGTTTATCATTTACACAATCTGCAGATATTCTATATGTAACACATCCTGAATATCAAACAAGGAAGATAACAAGAACAGGTCATACATCATGGACAGTTACAAAGTTTGAACCACAAGATGGACCTTATTTAAGTGGTAATACAACTAGTACAACATTCACAACATCTGCTCATACAGTAGGTACTGGTAGAACATTAACAGCGAGTGCTAATACATTTGCAAGTACTGATGTTGATCGCGTTTTTAGATTTCGTGACGGTTGGGGTTTAATTACAGGTTATACTTCAGCTACTGAAGTTACAGTAGAAATAATTCATGATATGGGTTCTACATCACATTCTACAGACTGGGCACTTGGTGCATGGTCAGGTACTACAGGTTGGCCTGCTTGTGCTACATTCTATCAAGATCGTTTATTCTTTGGTAATACTACAAATCAACCAAATACAGTATTTAGTAGTAAGTCAGGTGACTTTGAAAACTTTGCAGCAAATGATATTGCAACGGCGGCAGTTGCTGATGATTCAGCTCTTATCTTTACATTGTCTACAGATCAGGTAAATGCAATACGTTGGATGTATGGTGCAAAACAATTAGAAATAGGTACATCAGACGGTCCATTTTTAATGTCATCAGGTTCTGATAACTTAGCACTAACACCTACAAACGTGACAGTAAATAGAGAATCAACAGATGGTGTAGCACCACAAAAACCTATTGGTGCTAGTAAATTTACAATATATACAGATTCAAATAAAAGAAGAATTAGAGAACTAGGTTATAAATTAGAAGTTGATGGTTTTGTAACTAACGATTTAACATTACTCGCAGAACATATTACAACAGGTTCTACAATTAAAAGTATTGCATATGCAAGATCTCCTAACAATATTGTATGGATGTTATTAGAAGATGGTAGTTTACGTGGTATGACATATGAACGAGATCAAAATGTTGTAGCATTTCATCGTCATATTTTAGGCGGTACAGACGTGGATATAAAATCTATTGTCACAATACCTAATCAAACAGAAACAGAAAATCAGCTTTACTTAATTGTGAGTCGTACAATTAACGGTGCTACAAAACATTATGTAGAATTTTTAGAAGAAACATTTGATACAAATGAAGGTAAAGTACCTGCCGATGCTTTCTTTGTAGATTCAGGTTTAACATATACAGGTGCAGCTACAACTTCAGTTTCAGGTTTAGATCATTTAGAAGGTCAAACAGTAAAAATATTAGCAGATGGTGCAACACATCCTGATGTTGCAGTTTCATCTGGTGCTATTACACTAACACGAAGTGCTAGTACTATACATGCAGGTCTTGGTTATACAGCTTCTGCTACAACACTAGACCCTGAGATACCTGATCAATTTGGTACATCTCAAGGTAAGACAAGACGTCTTGAACGTACAAGTATTCGAGTTGTAGATACCTATACTTTACAAGTAGGTCCTGAAGGTAGTACTCTAGAAGAGATACCATTTAGAGCTGCTGGTGACCCTATGGATACTATTACATTGTTTACAGGTGATAAACGTATATTGATTAACCATCAGCCAGAGCGTAAATTTAACTTAGTTATCCAACATAATAAGCCGCAACCATGTACGGTATTGGCAATTATGTATGCATTGGTGGTGTCAGACAGATGATATATAATGTAATATTACATAAAAGGAGAATGTCTTAATGTGTGTAACAGGAGCACTTGCAGTAGCCGGAACAGCTTTAGCTTTAGGTGAAACACAGATAAAAGCTGATGCTGCTAAAGCGTCTACTAATTATAATCTTGCTTTAGCTGATACTAATAAGAAGATGATCGCAGATCAGACTGACTTTGCTGTATTTAGACATACAGATGCAGTACAACGAGTATTAGGAAGTCAACGAGCAGGTTATGGAGCTTCTGGTGTTACAATGGAAGGTACACCTACAAATGTAGCTGTGGATACTGCAACACAAGGCGAAATTGATCGACTTGCTATTATTTATGGTGGTGACGTTAAACAAGCTGGCTTAGATTCAGAAAAAGCTACTACAAGATTTAGAGGCCAAATGGCAGAAGCAGGGGCACAATTACAAATGACAAAAACATTATTAGGCGCGGCAGATTCACAATGGACGCCAGGCGAAGATGGCAAAAAAGGAAAATGGAGCTGGGAAACATAATGCCAATAGTACCTACACTTGATACACAACAAACAGTTTCTAACTTTGAATTAGAAGAAGCAAAAACTTGGGTTTTTAATAACTCAGCAAAGTTTGAGCAGTCAGAACTTGACTTTGAAAGACAGTTAAATACTTCAATAGATCCTGTAGAATATGCAAGAGACCCTCGTAATTCTGATCGAGATAATCCTGGTAGTTATACAAATCAAATAAAAGATTTTATTGATGATTCACTACAAGAGTATACACCACCAAATAAAACAGCAGAAGATCTATGGTCAGCATACACAAATAAATACAAAGAGGAGTCGTTAACAAAAGCTATTGTTGCAGAATCTGCTATAAACATGAACGGCAGAAAAACAATACTTACAAATACAATAAATGATTATTCTAAAGTTATAGAAGAAAATCCAAATGCATACGAGATAAAACAAAATCAAACAATGTTTGCACTAGAAGGTACTAACCAATATATATCTACAAATACTAAATTTGAACTGCAAGAAAAAGCTACAAAAGATTATAGAATAGCTTATATGAAAGGTACTGCTAAACAATCACCAATGAAATTAATGGATGAGATATTATCAGGTGCACATAATAGTGTACCTAAAGAACAAGAACAAAAACTATACATGACCGCTTTTAATAACTATGTAGTACAGTCAAGAAAAAATATAAAAGAACTAGATGATTTTGTGAGTAATGAATTAGCTAAAATACATATGGGTGAAGAAAGTAGTATTGAAACTTTAACAATGGAAGATTATTATACAGATGATCTTGTTATGCAAATGGCAGCACTTACTTCTTGGTTTAATAAGAACATGACTGATAAATCAAGACGTACTGCTATGAATGAATCACAAAGAACAGAATCAGTTATGTTTGAAGGTACAGCCTATTTATATCCTACAATAAGATGGGATGCTAATGGTAATGAGATACAAGGTATAGATGATTATTTCTTTTATGCATTAAAACAAGGTGATGCTCTAGCCATAAAAGATGAACAACAAGGAACAAGAATAAGTAAGAAGATGTCGAGGATGTTAAGCTATGGCGATTAAAACATATACAGCTAAAAAAAGTATAGACATTGGTTTTGGAGGAATCGGTGGCGGTGCACCCATGCCATCATTTGGAGGATCTGGTTTAGGCAATACTCTTATGAGTATTAGTAACAAATTACGAAATGCTAAAGATAAAACAGAATTAAATAAAACAGCTGCAGCAAACGTTACTCAATTAACAAGTAAAATGTCAGATGAACAGTATAGATTAGACCTTAGTAGAGACATGGCAGATATAAAACAAAATGTTATGGAAGCTGGTGGTAATGCTTATGCAGGTACACTAGAGTTTGCAAAAAAATATGGCCTTGAATTTAGAAGTCCAGAAGAAGCAAAAGAAATTTTTCAATTAACACTTCAACAATATGGTATAAAAGAAAAACAATATGCAGATGATCGAACTGGTTTTATCTTATCAGCAGCACCAGGTGCTAAAGATGCATTAAAAGATTTAATACCTGAACAGAAAGAATACCATGAAATATTAAGAGGTTTTGCAGCTCAGTATAATATTAAACTGGATAACGGCTTTGATAAAAACTTTCTAAAAGCAGAAAATGATAAGTATGCTACACTTACAGGTACACAAAAACATAGTTACTTGTTAGGTCTACAAGAAAGTATGGGAAAAGAGGTTTTTGAAGAATTTGTATATGCTGTAAGTTCTGTTGATAAATCTAATTTTAGTATTATAGATAGATCAGGTATCATTTTAGATGAACCACAAGCAAGAGTATTTTTTGAAGCTAATGCTAGTGAAAATGATATAGCAGCTTCTGAAAACTCTAAAAACATTAAAGATAACGCTAAAGCAATTACTGCTGACTTACTACCTGGTCTTACATCAGGCTCTATGCAGGGTGCAGAAGAGTTTAATAAAAAAATGGAACAAGTTATTTACAGATATACAAACCAAGGTTTTTCTGTTCAAGATGCGGCAAAACACGCAAGACAATTATTTGACAACGATACTCGATCGTTTATAAATGAACCTCTTTCTTTTGTAGGAGTTGTTGATAAAGACTACTTAAATAGAACA